CACAAAGCCAGAAACTGCTTGTCCTGCAACACCTAATAATGGTTTTAATAATAAACTAAACATTCTATTCTCCTACGCCGTTAAAACGGCCATAATTCCACGTGCTTTTGGATCCATCGCGAATGCCTGCGCACCCTGTGACAATCCACTTAATACATTAGCTGCATCAATCTTTTGTCCAAAATGTAACATTTTTTGTACCTCTTTTCCAGAGAAATCCTGGTATTGTAATCCTTTATAAAAAGATCGTGGGTGTACTCCTGCTACAGAATATCCACCTCCACCACCTGAACCTGGATCATATCCATAGCCATATCCTTGATCTCCACCTGTTTGTTGTGCTTGTTGTGCATCTCTCATTGCATAATATTCTTTTTCAATTCCTTGTAAATTTTCTAAATTTATACCACTACCTTGACCTTGATCTTCTATATGTTTACCTAAGCCTGTTAAAATATAATTCCCTTGACTATCTAGGATAGGATTTCCAGAACTATCTGTTGCCACAAACTTTCCAAGATTATATTGAGTTTCATATCCTATCCAATTATTTGGATTATCAGGATTAAAATCCCATGACTTTCCGTATTTAGGATCTGATGAAGCTAAATCTGCTAATTCTTCCCATGTTTGATAAGCATTAGGATCTAATGGTTGATTTGTTGCCAAAGCTTCTTCTAAAGTTTGACCAGTGGACTCGCTTATTCCGGAAGGAGAATTTGCTGCTTCTGCTACAGCGTTGCTTCCACCTTGATTAGTAGATCCACCACCTGGTTGATAAGGACTAGAACTTTGTCCTGAAGAAACATATGATGTTCCTGCCGAGCCCCATGGTCCTGATGTTCCGTATCCACCTGGCATTATTCAAATCCTGTTTTAATTTCAATGCCATAGTCCTCTAATAATATTCTTTCTTTCTCATACTGTGGTAAAGCTTGAAATTCTTCACTTGCTAATAAAGTTGTCAGTTCAACCTGTTTATCCTCTGGTAATTCCTTTGTATCCGCCATATCATCAAATGATTCTACTTCCCCTGCCATAATTTTTTCAAGCGCATCTTCTAAGTCATACTTTAATCGTCTCTTTCTGCGGAGCTCATCATAATCAAAATCCGGTGAAAATTCTCCTCTTCCTCCAAAAATTCCTTCATCTTCATTTGTTAAATCAAACACTGTTTTTCTTCTTATATGTTCTGGAATTAATGGTGCTATTCCACTTGGAGGAATAATCTCATTTATCATTCCAGGAAATCTCTCTCGCATCGCAAGAACATTTTCAGGGACTTTTCTTTTACGTTTAGGTAATATTCTTTTAAGCCAAGACATTGGTCCTATATTTTCCGCTGCTACTGAAAGTATTTTTCCTGGATTAAAAGGATACATTTTATCATATAATTTAGGAGTATCAAACGCAAGTTGCGCACTCATATCATGGTATAAATCTTGTGCACCAAAAGGATTTTGATCAAGATTAACACCTGATGCCATAATTCCTACAGGCGTGTTTTTGTACTCACGATTCCACTTTCTTCGTGCTTCTTTAAATTCTTGCTCACCAGCAGAATCAAGCTGTCCCGCAACAGCTTGGTTTTGCAAATTTTGCAATTTATCCCAAGCCCTTGCGGGTGCTTGATATTTATCTAAAGAAGCTTGTTGCTGCCTTTTTGCATAAGCTCCAAACCTATCATCAGATGTGTCATATGATAATACCATTATGCACCTGGAACTATTATAACTTTAAGGACAATAAGAACTATAATCGCTACGATGCCGGCCTTTATCCAGTCCTTCATCTTCCACTCATTCCATTCTTTTAGATGTCCCCATAAATCTTTTAATAAATTCATGTTTACCTCCTATTTTTTCTTTGTTAATTTGCCACCTTTGTTAAGTTTGCGCTTTCCACCTTTTTTAAGATTTTGAGCACCAACTTTTTTTTGGTCGCGCATCATACTCCTATACCCAGCAGAAGTATAGGGATATTTTTTACCTTGAAATTCTGGCATACTTTTCTCCTTAATGTAGTGTTGGTTTAATCTGTTCTAAAAACTGTTCAGTTATAACAAAACTATCTGCAACTGCTTCAAACATTCTTACAGCACCATCTATTCCTAAAGTTTGTACATACAAATTTCTTGTAACAGCTAATAGACCGGATGCAATAAGAACTGCATCTTCTGGTGAATTCGCAAGCTCTTCTTGAATAAGAAGTTCTGCCTTTCGCATTATATCACTAATTTTTTGTATTTTTTGATCCATTAGCTTTACTCTTTGCATTTGTTCTTGCTATTCGTTCTTGTGAATTTGATTTCATCGCTTCACGTGCTGTTGCTATATTTTCTTTAAGCATACTATTAGCTTCTGCTGTTTTAGTTTTATCCATATCAGCAGAAAGTTTCATTATATCAAGACTTGTCTGAGATTCAAGTTTATCTCTTTCAAGATCCATTTTCTCTGCATCTGTCATCATATCTTTCTGTAATCTAGCTGTTGTCTCCATTGCTTTAAGATCAATCTCTTGTTGTTTTAATTTAATTAATGGATCTTGTTGTTCACGGCTCATACGTGCTTCTTCATCCTGCGCTAATTGCTGTGTCATCTGCGCTTCTATTTGAGCTTGTTTCCCCGCTGCTTCATTTGTTAATTGATCCATTTGCTGTTGTATTTGTTGCTGAGCTTGTGGATTTTGCTGAGCTTGTTGTAATGCTTGCTGTAACTTATCAAACTGTGGTTTATATTCTTGTTCTACTTGTTGTCCTGCCATTGTTGCAACGTGATCAGATACATGTGCTTGTAACATTGCATACAGCTGTGGATTAATTTGAACCATACGTGTAAACATATATTCAGCGTGTGCTTGAATATGTGCTGCATGATCCTGCATTGGAAATACTTTTGGCTCTTGTCCACGCATTGCTGCTGCATTTTCTGTTGCTGGACCCATTGGTTGTGGTAACTCTGGATCTGGCTTTAAAATTGCATCAACATTGTCTACACCCATCGCCATATACATTCTTCTATATGCCTCACGTAAATTATGTAATTGTGGTGCAGCTGATGCTAGTTGTAATTGCTGTTGTGCCAATGTGACACGTTGTGCCATTGAAAATATATTTGGATCAGCTACAGGGAGAACATCAATACGATCATCAAAATCTGCTTGCTTAATCATTCTATCCCCACCAACTACTTGGTAAGGATATTCTTGTGGTGTGTACATTTTAAAGCAACGTGCAAGAAGATTAAATTCATCACGTTGTGAACAATATAATCTTTTATGTATTGCACTCATAACTTTTGTGCCACGTTCTAATAATGCAAGTGTTGTTCCAACTGGATTCTGTTCATTACCTTCACCCATCTTCATATCTGCAATTGCTGCAAATGATTTACCTGCATCAACAGAAAAACCTAATAATGCAAATAATACTTGTGATGGTTCTTTATAAGGAAGAGGTAATAGTGACTCTTTAATAGAAGTTCCTGTTACATCTACATCCCTAAACTCTCCTGGTTGCAAAGGTTCATCATGGTCACGTATACGCATACCACGTGCTTTAAATCCTGCTGGAAGATTGGCAAGAGTACCTGCATCAATTAACTGCCGCAAAACACTTGTTGCAGTTCTTGACAATCCACCTAGCATGTGAATTAGACCAAATCCATATAAGCCTAATCCTGGGAGGAATTTAAAGTGTACAAAGTATGGAATCTTTTTAAAGTCTGGATCGCCTTGATTCCAGTTTCTTCGTATAGATAAAATTTTTGAAGAATACTTATCCATCGTAACAATGTATGGAAGTTTAATTCCCGTTTGATCTTCAAATCCTGGAATGTCTGCATCCAAATGCATTTCCAAAATTACGTGTTCATCGTCATCATTACCACTTGTTGAATCCGTGCCTTGAAGCTCATCAACTTTATCTTTAACATCGCTATTTAAATCTACCTGTCCTGTTGAAAGTGGTACATCCAAATAGAATCTTGAAACTTGTAATTTCTTCACTTCATTTCCAGACATTTTAATACAATGTGTAATACGCGATGCTTGCTCTAAATCTGTCGCCATGTAATTTATAACAAGATCTTCACTTGATACAAATTTAGCAACTGTTCTTTTTAGTATTGAATCCCAATAAACTTTTTTAAATGCTGAGCCGGATAGAGGCAAATAGAATAACATTTGATCCATCTCTGGATCATACTCTTTCATTATATGTGTAATCTGGTAGTTCATGTATTCCTTTACACGATCTGCTTGTTCTTCTATTTCCGGTGTAGATTGACCTACAACTTGTGTACGTACGGGGCCGCTTGGGGGGAGAAGTTCCTTGTAAGCTTGTGCTTGAAACTGTGTAACAGATTCAGCCAATAAAGGATGTACGACCCCTGACGCACCTTCGAAGGGCTGTGTTCGGTCTTCATATTTGAATCCTAACATATCAAGGCCTTTGATATAGGTATCTTCCCAATCTTTCCTTGAATCTTTATCCGCTTCGAAATCAGCAAGCAGATCATTTGCTAATCTGCCTAATTCTATATCTCCAATGTATTCTGCTAAGTTTGCATCAAATGGTATTTGTGATTGATCAATAGGAGCATCTCCTGCTGGACCAATTTCTGCACCACCATCATCTAATTCTGTGATTTCCATACCTGGTTCAAATGTAACATCTTTTTCATCAGGAATTTCAACGACTGTTTCTTCGCCCATTTCCATTCCTAATTGAAG